ACCGGGGCAAGTCCCCCGTCCAAGCGCCGCCCCCGCCTGGCCCGGACCGCCAACGACGCCCCGGCCATCGAGAAGCTCAGCCAGGGCGCGATCCTGCTCGACGCGCTCGACCCCACCGACCGCGCCGCGGTCCAGCGGGTCGACGAGGCGCTCCAGTTCGCGGTCGGCTACAAGGGCTGATCACAACCACCGGCCGAGGCTTGGCCACTACGGCGCACAGCGCCACTGAAGAGGAGCGAAGATGTACGAGGGCCTCTTGGAGCTCGGCCGGAGCCGCACTGGCTTCATCGCCGAGGATGAAGGCGAGATCGGTTTCAGCGGGGAAGACCTCCGCAAGGCGCTGAGCGTCGGCGACGGCGACCCCAACATCGGCGGCGCGGTCTCGGGCGCTCTCGGGCCGCTGATGCCCGAGGATCTCAGCAACACCATGACGAGCCTGACGTTCAAGAAGACCGACGTCTGGTTCTACATGGCGCTGCGCAAGCAGAACGCCACCAACGTCAACGCGGAGTACACCCAGCTCCTGTCGTACGGCGACGGCACCGCGGCGTTCACCCGCGAGGACGAGCTCCCTGGCGAGGAGAACAGCACCTACCGCCGCGAGACGGTGCGGATGAAGTTCATCGGCACCACCCGCCGGCTGACGCTGCTCGCGCAGATCGTCAAGACCGTCGGCATCAGCGACGCGACGGCGGCCGAGAACGTCGCCGGTTCGATGTACCTCTCCCGGGTCATCGAGAGCGCGTGCTTCTATGGCGACTCGACGCTGATCCCCGAGCAGTTCGACGGCCTGCAGGCGCAGCTCCGTCGGCGCGGCGGGCTGATCTACGACGCCCGCACCGACACCTACTTCAAGGTCGAGGTGCTCTCGCGCATCGTCGAGCGCCTGGTCGGGCTCGACCGCAACGGTGAGCCCAACACCATCCTCTGCAGCCTCGGCGCCAAGACCGACCTGGCCACCGACTACGTCAAGGTCTCCAGCGAGCAGACGGCGGTCCAGCGCAGCGGCGCCGGCGAGGACAACCTCGCGGTCGGCGTGCGGGTCACCAAGATCGTGACCCAGCACGGCGACCTCAAGCTGATGGGCTCCAAGTTCATCCGTGAGAGCAAGGCCCCGGTCGCGGCCGGGGTGGGCTCGTCGAGCCGCCGGCCCCTGCCGCCGGTGAAGGTGAGCCTGACCAGCCCCGCCGCTCCGGCCGGGACGAGCAAGTTCGCGGCCGCCGATGCTGGCGACTACGTCTACTACGTCGCCGCCGGCAACCGCTGGGGCATCTCGGCCCCCACGGCGTTCGGCACCGTCACGGTCTCGGCCGACGACGAGACCCAGCTGGTGGTGAAGGACGGTGGCCAGGACACCACCTACTACATCATCTACCGGTCGAAGAAGGACGGGACCGACGTCGCGGAGATCGCGCGGGTCGCGAAGAGCGGGGCGCAGCAGACCCTGCTCGACCGCAACGCCACCCTGCCGTTCACGTCGATCGGCTTCGTGCTGTCGATGTCGCCCGAGTACATCGTCTGGCGCGAGCTGATGCCGCTGACCAAGCTCGACCTGGCCCGGCTCGATCCGACGTCGCGCTGGATGCTGCTGCAGTACGGCGCGCTCCAGATCATGGCGCCGACCAAGCAGTGCCTGGTGCTCAACCTGGGCCGCGACCCCCACCTCGCGACCCTCGACAACAACGACGACAACCGCTTCGTCGAGGACTGGACCAACGTCCTCGTCTGAGGCTGACCGGCGCCGAACGACAGGAGAGGGAGAACATGGAGAAGATCATCAGCCGCCGGTATGCCGGGCAGGTCATCAACGGGCCCGTCACCGGCAACCCCATCAAGTTCGACCGCGAGGGGGTCGGCAGGGCCGAGCGGGAAGACGTGCTCGACCTCATCAATCACCCGAAGGGCTTCTATCAGTTGCCCGAGGGGGAGGCCGAGTCGCTCAGCCTGGACGCGGCGCTGGAGGCGTTCGCCAAGGCACGCGTCAGCATGCTCGGCGCAGCGTCCGCCGTCGAGGCCGCCGCGCACAAGGCAGCCCTCGTCGACCGGGTGCGCGCGGCGAGCAAGCTCGAGGCCTTCGGGCTGGATCTGGCCGAAGTCCTGGGCGAGGACGAGGACGAGGGCCCGGACGAGCCGGTCGTCGTCGAGCCGGAGCCGGAGCCGGAGCCGGAGCCGGAGCCGGAGCCGGATGTCGCGGCGATCGAAGCCGAGATCGACGCGATGCATCACAGCGCGGCGCGCTCGCTGGCCAAGAAGCTCGGCGGTGACCCGCAGAATACCGACGAGGCCCGGCTCTACCTCAAGCAGCAGCCGGAGGCCATGGTCCGGGCGGCCATCGAGGAGGCGCGAGGGTGAGCGGATTCGAGCGCCCTACCCGCGGCGGTCCTGCGCGTGCGCAAGAGGTCGGCCAGGCCGTGGACCACGAGGCCAACGAGCTCGTGGTCCGCGAGGGCGGGGCGCGTCCGCTCTACGAGCTCGCCGCGGCCTCGAGCTCGTTGGTCAAGGGCGCCAATTCGATCCCGCTCACCATCGACACCGCGGCGCTCCCGTCTGCTCCGGGGGCGGACCAGCTCTTGGCCGACTCGCTGGACTTCACCGGGCACGACCGGCTGGCGATCGCGCTGGCGCTACCCGATGCCGGGGCGACGACACACGATGACTTCGACGTCTCGATCTACGCCTGGTCCGAGGGCCCGGGGTGGCTGCTCGTCGACACCATCACCGGCGCGGGCATCGGGCAGGAGTACGTCGTGCTGACCCGCTACCGCCGCGCCTTCGTGCGAGTCACCGGTGCGTCTGGCGGTGTCGATGGCGACGTTCTGCTGTGGGTGGCCGGGATCGGCAGCCCGTCGAGGCCGTCGATCTTCCGCAGAGGGTGACATGTCCGAGGTCACCCGGGAGTCCCTGGTCGCGGAGTACCTGTTCGGGCTGACGCTGACCAGCGACGGCACGCCTGACGGCGAACCATTCCCTGACAGGCTCTTCGACAACGCGGTCTCGACCGCGTACGCCACGGTCTCGACCGAGCTCGGGCTTCAGCTGCAGCCGATCACCATCGACGGGTCGGATGACCCTGACCGGCCCTTCGAACTCCTCAACGACAAGGGCTGGCACGGGTCGGAGAGACACGACTTCAACCGCACCCTCTTCGACCGGCTCAAGCTCCGGCAGCATCCAGTGCGCCGGGTCCGCCGGGTCGTTGCCTTTTTCCCGACCGCCAAGCTCTTCGAGTTCCCGGCCTCGTCCATCCAGCTCAGGGACGCGGGGACCGGGGTCATCCGATTGATCCCGAACACCGACTGGGCGCTGGTGCTGAGCCAGTATTTCCCCTCGACGTCGGCGCTGCAGCAGACGGCCTACCGGGACAAGTGGCCCGACTACCTTCGGGTCGACTATGACGCGGGATTCCACCCCACCGAGTACCCGCTGCCGTTCGATCTACGGCACTACATCTCGCTGGCGGCCAGCTTCAACGTGCTCAACCCGGCCGGCGACCTGGTGGTCGGCGCCGGCATCGCGTCGAAGTCTTTCAGTTTCGACGGCTTCAGCCAGACGGTGAACACGACCAGCTCAGCTGAGAACGCGGCGTATAGCTCCCGGCTGATCCAGTACCGCAAGGAGATGGACCAGCTGCGCGGCCCGTTGCGGGCGAAGTACGCCGGCATCACCTTCGGGTGCATCTGATGAGAGGTCGACGCCCCGCGCTGCCACAGTCGCCTCCTCGGATCGACTTCAACCCGGCGGACTTCGACGCAGCTCTGCGAGAGCACGGCGCCTGGGTCTACTACGAGCGATCCGCCCGGTGCGGCTGTCGGAACAGCGAGCAGAGCGACACGTCCGCAGTGGGGTGCCCGATCTGCTCTGGCCGCGGCTGGGAATACTACGAGAAGTCGGTGCAGCGGGCGCTGCTCTCCGCGATGGACCTCGAGCAGGACAGCCAGGAGGCGTTCGGAGACTACGTCTACGGCATGCTGCGCTGGAGCATGGCCGCCGGAACTGTGCCGGGGCTCAGGGACCGGTTCACGAACCTCGACAGCCTGATGGTGTTCTCCGAAGTCCTGAGCGGACCGAGGGCGCGCGGGCTGCCCACGCCGTTCCCGACGGGCGAGCCGCTCCCGCTGCGGTACTTCGTGGGCAGCCGACGAGATGAGCTCCTGCCCCAGCCGGTCCCGCCGATCGTCGACAGCCATGACCCCGCGGCGCTGGGCCAGGCCCTCATCGACGACGCGCCGCCCCGCGCTGATGGCGATGATGTGGAGCGGGATGTCCTGCACCTCCGCGGCTTCACCGGAGACACGGAGAGCGTGCTGCTCGAGCGCCTCGCGGACTTCGAAGTCCGCGATGGCGAGATCGTGCTGAAGCGGTCGGGGATCCTGCGGGTCAGCGTGGCCTATCTCTGCCACCCCCGATACACCGTGCTGACCTTCCGGCACACCGCCCGCGACCGCTGGCTGAAGACGCCGCGCGGCGCGTTGGCCAAGATGCCGCAGAGCGGGATGGCCAAGCTCGACTACCTCGAGGGCAACCGCTGATGGCCAGGCCGATCCCCCTCGACGAGATCGCCGACCTCGCGAAGGCCATCACCCCTGCTGCTGCTGTGCGCCTCGCGCATGCAGCCCGGACCCAGATCGTGATCTCGGCGCAGCGCGAGCTCAAGACCTCGGCTCGGGATTACATCGCCGGCATCTCCGACGTGAAGGTCACCGCGACCGCCGAGGGGGTCGAGGCGCGGGTCGTGCTGAAGGGCGCGCTCCCGAACATGGTCGAGCGCGGCGTGCCGGCCTTCGACATGCGCCCAGGCCTGCTGTCGAGCCCGAAGGCGCGGACGACAGAGGCCGGCCACCGGGTCCTGGCGGTCCCGTTCCGGCACATGGGCCCTGGGGCGAGCGGACGCAACGGCACGCCGATGGGGGCCGGCTACAGCGAGGAACGCGGCGAGAAGAGCCGAGCCGCCCCCGGCCCGAAGTCCGCCGAGGAGGCTGACGCGATCGGCCGCTCGGCGTGGGGCCGCGCCAAGCGTCTCTCGCCAACCCGCTCCCGTCCGGGCGGCGGCACCGACTACGGCGGCCGGCTGGAAGACCGTGAGGGGCCGGCACGCGGCCGGCACGCGGGCGGGCTGTACGGTGGCATGATCCGTCAGGAGAAGACGTACCAGGGGGCAACGCAGAGCCAGTACATGACATTCCGGATGGTGAGCTCGAACCCCGCGACGTTCCGCTCGGATGAGGGCGGCATGAACTGGACCCATCCTGGTATCGTGCCACGAGGACTGTTCACCAAGGCCGAGCAGTACGTCCTCGGCCTGATCCAGAGCGGGAGGTACTGAGGTGGCCGCCGAAGAGCCGGACCGAGCAGCGCCAGGGGCACTCTTCCTGGCGGGGATGCCAGAGCGGGCCATCAGGCAGTCGCTGGCGTTCGGGTTCGACTACATCGAGGCCAACCCCGCCGGACTTCGCTACGTCCTCGGCTTCACCACCGAGGCGGAGGTGAACCGGCTGCTGGCGAGCAGATGGAAGCCTGCGGTGATGACCGCGTGGCCGGCGAGCTTCCAGTCCCCGCTGGTTCTGGTCATGGACACGCGCGAAGGCCCGCTGCCGGGAGGTGAGTTCCTGGGCGACGTCACCGCGCTCCCCGGGACGCCGGTGCAGCACCGATTCGGCATCCGCACGACGGAAGTCCGAGTCCTGGTGATGACCGAGAACGCCGATCTGACCCGCTACCTCTACCGGATGATCGACCAGATCGTGATGAGCCACGACGACTGGTACCTGCGCAGCTACGAGGATGGCGGCGCTGGGCTCGATCGCGTGGAGTTCATCTCTGGCGGGGAGATCGAGATCAAGATGAACTTCGACCCTGGCCGAATCTGGGCCAGGGAGTACATGCTCGCCATCGATGCGCCGGCGGGGGCGGTCTTGCAGATCCCCGAGCCAGCAGAGAGTATCATCGCCAAGCTGACCCCCGACGGCGGGGGCATCTCAGTCACCGTGGAGTAGGCCATGCCTTCGTCGAGCGTATTCACCGGACAGCGGGTCTATGTCCCCGGGGTCCAGGCCAAGCAGGACCCGACCGGGGTGGCGACTGGTCGAGCGGTCGCCCGGCGGCTCGTGCTGGTCGGCGAGAGCGTCGGCGGGGCACCGGTCAGCCACCAGACCGACAACCAGGGGACGTTCCTCCGGTTCACCTCCGCCGCGGCGGCGCGCGAGACCCTGCTCAGCGGGGACCTGCGCGATGCGGTCATCGCGGCCTTCGACGCCAGCGCGGACCCGCAGGTTGGCGCGCCGTCCGAAGTCCTGGTCGCCAAGGTCAACCCGGCGACCCGCTCCAGCCTCATGCTGCAGAACGGTGGCAGCGACGCGATCCAGGTCCACTCCCAGGACTTCGGGAGTCACACGGGCCGCGTCAGCGTCGGCATCGCCGGAGTCGCGGCGGGCCGGCAGGTGACGGTCAGCTTCGACGGCGCGAGCGAGGTGGTCACCCTCCCCGATGCAGCGGCGCTCACCGTCACGGGCAGCGGTGACTACGACACCGTCAGCGGGGTCATCGACGCCAGTGGCCTCGACCTGACCTTCGAGCATGCCGTGGGGGTGGTCGCGCCAGCGGCAGACATCACCGTCGGCGAGACTGTCGACGTCGTCAGCGACAACGCCTACGACACGGTTCAGACGGTCACCGTCTATGGGACCGACGGCTCCGATGACCCGGTGAGCGAGGCGCTGGCTCTCAACGGCACTACGCAGGTCAACGGGACCACCGCGTTCAAGACGGTCACGGCGGTCCGGGTCGACGGTGCTGTCCGTGGGACGATCTCGATCACCGACAACGCCCCTCCGAACAACGTCATCTACACCCTGCTCAGCAGCCTCACCGCCGATCACACCCCTGGGGCCGCCGAGATCGTCTCGTCTGCCGCAGCAGACCGCGGCACGGTGACCATCATCGGCTACAAGGGCGCGGTGCAGACGCAGGTGACGCTGGCGCTCAACGGCACCACCCCGGTCTCGGGCGGCGACTTCGACAAGATCACCGCCGCTCAGCTCAGTGGGGTGCAGACGGGGACGATCACCGTCCGGGCTGAGGGCGCCGGGGCGACCGCGTTCACCATCGCTCCGGGCGCGGTGGACGCGGGCTTCCGGCTGGGCAAGGGTGCCTTCATCCCCCGTGTGGCGCCGATCGCCGGAGCCTTGACCCTCGCTCACGACGCGGCGCCAGTCGGCACCAGCTTCGCCGTGGTCCGTGGGGTCACGACCGCCGGCGTGGTCGCGGCAGAGGTCGTGGACGTCACCGAGGTCGACGCGACGACGACCAACACCTGGAGCAGCATCACCCAGGTGGAGGTCGGACAGGCCGAGGCCGCGGTGAACATCAGCGGGCGGGCGCGGCTGTACGCCCCGACGGTCGCGCTGACCGCGGTCGCGTCGGGGATCGAGGGCGCGGGCCTCACGGCGGCGCTGGACGGCGCCTCGCAGGCGCTCACCGTCGCCGACCTCGACTATCTGGTGTCGGACCCGACGCCGTTCTCGGCCACCCGGCTCAGCCACGACTTCGTGGACTGGGCGAACAACGTCTCGACGCTGATCACCGCCACACGCGCCGGGGGGCTCTTCCCCAGCAACATCGGCGCGACGTTCTTGGCCGGCGGCATCGACGGGGTGACCGATGGTGAGGACTGGCAGGCGGCCTTCGACGAGCTGCGCCGGCTCCGGGGGGTGGTGGTCGTCGTCCTCAGCGAGGACGCGGCGGTGCACGCTCAGTGGCGCAGCCACAGCATCTACATGGCGGGCACGGGTGGCGACGTCCGGGAGGGCTTCGTTGCGCTCCCGGGGACTTCGACCCTCGCGCAGGTGCAGAGCCTCGTGCAGGCGATCAACGACCGCAACACCGCCGCGGTGTGCCAGGAAGTCCAGCGCTTCGCTCCCGACGGGACGCCGACGTGGTACAGCTCGAAGGTGCTGGCGGCCATCGCCGGCGCGATGTTCGTCGGAGCCCGGGTCGCGCTCCCGCTGACCCGCAAGGTGCCCAACATCATCAACGTCCGGCAGCCGTGGTCGATGTCGGGCGACCGCGGCGCGATCATCAAGGCCGGCGCGATGGCGGTCGAGGTGGTGGACAACCTCGGGCTGCGCTGGCTCAGGTCGGTCACGACCTGGGTCCGCGACGACAACCCGATCTGGTCCGAGACGAGCTCGAACGGCGCGGCGAACTCGACCCAGCGCTCGGTGCAGGCGCAGCTCGACCCCCTCGTCGGCCAGCCCAACGCCGACGTGGCCGCGGCCATCGCGCCGCTCACGGCGGGTGTCCTCGACGAGAAGGTACGGCTGGGTGAACTCGCCGCCTGGACCGGGCCGGTCAACGTCACCGTGGTCGGCGATACCTTCAACGTCTCGGTGGCGATCGCCCCGACGGAGCCGACCAACTTCATCAACGTCACGCTGCAGCTGCAGCGGTACTCCAGCGGAGGCTGATCCATGCCGGACGCCAACAGCAGCATCCCCCGAGGAAAGACCCTCCACGGCGGGCGTGGTTTTTTCGGCGTGAACGGGCAGCCTCGCGGCTATGCCCAGAGCGTCGACGTGAGCGTGCAGTTTCAGCTCGGCGCGCCGCCGGTGATGGACACGCTCGAGGACGTCGAGCACACCGTGCTCGCGGTGACGGTCAGCGGGTCGCTAACTCTCACCAGCGTCATCGGGCTGAGCGCCATGAACCGGCAGATCATGCCCACGATCGAGGAGGTCTTCGGTCGGGGGCGGATCGACTTCTTCTGGACCGACCGCCCCGACGGGCAGACGCAGTACGTCATCGAAGACATCACCTTCGAGGGCTGGAGCCTCAACATCGCCAAGGGGCAGATCAGCAGCGAGACGCTGAGGTTCCGCGCCAAGCGGGTGAAGGACGTGGACGGCAATGTCTTCGGCGCCTGACGCAGACCTGCTCGGCGGCCTCGACGACAAGCCGCTGGACGAGGACGTCGAGCAGCCGGCGCCGGTGGCTGACCGGGGGGTGCTCAAGGTGCGGGTCGAGGGCCGCGGGCAGTCGGACTTCACCGCCATCTTCCGCTACCGACTGCTGACCAAGAGCAGCGACGCCATGCGCGCCGCCGCTGTCGCAGCTCGGATCCGGCACGGTGTATCGCCCAGCGACCTCCGGATGACCGACGTCATCCTCAGCGACGCGATGGCGTACTTGGCGGTGGCAGTCGACGACTGCCCGGAAGCGTTCCAGGGGCCGAAGGGGGACTTCGACCCCCGCCTCGTCGACCAGGACGTGCTCCTCGCCATGCACAAGGAGGTGCTGGACCACCAGCATCGATTTCGTCTCGGAAGCCGAATCGAGACGTCGTGCGAGGTGGCTGCGCTCGTCGCGTGAGGGGCGCCTGCGGGCAGCTTGGGAGGATCGCTGGGGCCAGCCGAGTTGGGGCAACCCAGCCTTCGAGGAGGTCCCGCTGTGGGTGCACATGGACACGATGTTCCCGCCGCCAGGCTCCGAGGCGGACGAGGTTGACCCGCTGCGTGAGGCGATCGAGGAAGACCAGCGGCGCGGCGGCGATGGCTCAGCCGGGGTCCCCGACTCTGTGCGGGAGATGATCGCCAGGTGGCAGGGAGGCGAAGATGGCTGAGCAGGTGACCGAGCTCGTCATCCGCGGGCGACAAGACCAGTCTCTCGACGCTCTGGAGAAGCAGCTCGAGCGCATCCGCGACCTGGCCGTCGAGATCAACGGCTCTGAAGTCGGCCCTGGAGCGGGCGCAGGGTCCCCACCGCGAGGGCCTGGCGCCGGCCCGGGGCGGGG